TTTAAATTTGAAAAACCTAATTTTTCCAAACCACTTTTTGATCTACCTTCTATATCAAAACTAAATACAACACACCCAGCCAGAGAATATCTACTTAAACGAAAGATACCAGAGGAATTTTTTTCTCAATTATACTTTGTGGAGAATTTCAATGATTGGGCTGGCATACTTAATTCTAATACAGAGTCCAGAATCATTATCCCATTACTGTCCAAGCAAAAAAAATTATTTGGATATCAAGCAAGATCGTTGGAACCCAATTCAAAACTTAGATATCTTACGAGTATCTTTGATAAACGGTATCCGAAATTATTTGGACTAGATCGAGTAAAGCACAACAAAAGAATTTTCATAACAGAAGGCCCATTTGATTCTATGTTCATTGACAATTCATTAGCAATGTGTGGGGCTGATGTTACTCTTGATAAAGACATCTATCCTGACCGTGTTTTTGTTTTTGATAATGAACCTAGAAATTATGAAATAGTTAAGCGTTATGAAAAAATGATTGATTCGGGTGAATTGGTTGTAATATGGCCCGAGACAATCAAACAAAAAGATGTTAATGACATGGTGCTATCAAATTTAGATGTTAACAAGGTAATTCAATGCAACATTTATGGGGGTTTGGAAGCAAAAATCAAATTGTACCAATGGAAAAAAGTATGAGTAACGGAACTAAAGTAGTTAAAAGAAACGGGGCATTAGAGCCTTTGAATTTAGAAAAACTTCATATTATGGTAGAAGAATCTTGCAAAGGTCTTGCAGGAGTTTCGGCATCTCAAGTGGAGATGCAATCTGGTATTCAATTTTATGATGGCATCACTACTGCAGAAATTCAAGAAATTTTGATTCGTTCTGCTAGTGATCTTATTGATCTTGATAATCCAAACTACCAATTTGTTGCAGCTAGACTTCTTTTGTTTGCTGTGAGAAAGTCAATTTATGGTAAGATGCAAGATCTTCCAAATCTATCCAAGCAAGTATTTGCTGGAGTTGATAATGGAATTTATGATGGAGACATCATTAAAAAATATAACATGGCTGAGTTTTGTGAACTTGATCGTTATATTGATCATGATCGTGACTTTCTGTTTACTTATGCTGGTCTTCGTCAAGTTGTAGATAAATATCTGGTTCAAGATCGTAGCACAGGCAAAGTATTTGAAACACCCCAATTCATGTACATGCTAATTGCTATGACAATTTTTGCAGAGTATCCAAAAGAAACCCGCCTATCTTATGTCAAACGATACTACGACGCAATCAGCAAGCACAAAATCAACATTCCTACGCCAATCATGGCAGGTGTTAGAACCCCACTTCGCCAATTTGCAAGTTGCGTTCTTGTTGATGTTGATGACACCCTTGATAGCATCTTCAGCTCTGATATGGCAATTGGTCGCTATGTTGCACAAAGAGCAGGAATTGGTATCAATGCAGGTCGAATCCGTGGCATCAACAGTAAAATCAGAGGCGGAGAAGTACAACATACAGGTGTTGTACCTTTTCTCAAGAAGTTTGAAGCGACTGTCCGATGCTGTACGCAAAATGGCATACGAGGTGGATCCGCGACAGTACACTTCCCAATCTGGCATCAAGAAATAGAAGATATTATTGTTCTCAAGAACAATAAAGGTACGGAAGATAATCGTGTTCGTAAACTCGATTATTCAATTCAGATTAGTAAAATATTCTATGAAAGATTCATTCAAGACGGTGAGATCACTCTTTTCTCCCCACACGATGTACCTGGACTTTATGATGCTTTCGGAACAGACACATTTGACGATCTATACGTTTCGTATGAAAAAGATACGACCGTTCCGAAAAAAAGTATTAAAGCACAAGAACTTATTCTTAGTCTCCTCAAAGAACGTGCTGAGACAGGTCGCATCTATATTATGAATCTTGACCACTGCAATTCACATTCTTCATTTATTGATAAAGTTAACATGAGTAATCTTTGTCAAGAGATTACACTTCCAACTGATCCCATTCAGCATATTGATGGTGCAGGAGAAATTGCTCTTTGCATTCTTTCTGCTATTAATGTTGGTAAAGTTAAATCAGATGAAGAGTTAGAAGAGCTTTGTGATCTTTCTGTTCGTGGTTTAGATGAAATTATTGATTATCAAAAATATCCTGTAGAGGCTGCAGAACTGTCTACAAAGGCTCGTAGATCCCTTGGAATTGGTTATATTGGTCTTGCACATTATCTAGCCAAATTGGGCTTTAAGTACGACTCTCAGGAAGCATGGGATGCTGTTCATGGTCTTTCTGAATCCTTCCAGTATTATTTGCTAAAAGCATCCAATCAATTAGCTAAAGAAAAAGGTGCTTGTCAATATTTTGAACGTACAAAATATTCTCATGGCATTCTACCAATTGATACTTATAAAAAAGATGTAGACGAAATTACCTCAGTGGAGTATCAACATGACTGGGAAGCACTACGCAGAGATATTATGGACTCGGGCTTACGGCATTCCACCTTGTCCGCTCAAATGCCATCAGAGAGCAGTTCCGTGGTGTCAAACGCTACAAACGGAATCGAACCTCCTAGAGGCTATCTGTCCGTTAAAAAGTCAAAGAAAGGCCCACTTAAGCAAATTGTCCCACAATATCAATCTCTCAAGAATAACTACACGTTACTATGGGACATGCCTGATAATAATGGCTATATCAATGTTGTTGCTGTTATGCAAAAGTTCTTCGACCAAGCCATCAGTGGAAACTGGTCATACAATCCAGAACACTATGAAAACAATGAAGTTCCAGTCTCAGTAATGGCAAAAGATTTTCTAACTACATACAAATATGGTTGGAAGACTTCTTATTATCAAAATACTTATGACCACAAAACTGATGAAGTAAAGGATGAAAAGCCATCCCTTAAATCTTTAGTACAAGAACTTTTAGATTCAGGAGAAGACGATTGTGAAAGCTGCAAAATTTGATTTTCAAGCTAATTCCGCTACCCCTAAAATTGAAGGTATGACGGTATTCAATACTAGTGAAGTTGATGTTAAGAAACAACAAATGTTTTTTGGACAACCGCTAGGTATTCAGAGATATGATTCTTATAAGTATCCAGTTTTTGAAAAACTTACTCAACAGCAACTTGGGTATTTCTGGAGACCTGAAGAAATCTCTTTGCAGAAAGATCGTTCCGATTATCAAACTCTTCGTCCAGAACAAAAGCATATCTTTACTTCTAATTTAAAATATCAGATTATGCTTGATAGTGTTCAGGGTCGTGGGCCTGGTATGGCTTTTGCTCCATACTGCTCACTACCTGAACTGGAAGCTTGTATGAAGGTCTGGGAGTTTATGGAGATGATTCACTCCCGTTCATATACCTATATTATCAAAAATGTATATTCAGATCCATCTGTAGTTTTTGATAATATTTTAAATAATGAAACGATTTTAGAAAGAGCTTCTTCTGTTACTGAAGCTTATAATGATTTTATCAATTCTGCACAACAATATGGTACATCAAATGATTGGCTATATGCTCAAGAGGGTGTATCATATGCAAAAGAATCTAGATTGGAATTAAAGAGAAAACTTTACAGAGCTATTGCAAATGTCAACATTCTTGAAGGTATCCGCTTCTATGTCTCGTTCGCTTGCAGCTTTGCGTTTGGTGAACTCAAGCTTATGGAAGGATCCGCTAAAATTATCTCTCTCATCGCAAGAGACGAAAATCAACACCTTGTCATTACTCAAAACATCCTCAATAAGTGGCGTGAAGGAGATGATCCAGAGATGCAACAAATTGCTAAGGAAGAAGAAGCATGGGTAACCTCGGCGTTTGAAAACTGCGTCAATCAAGAAAAAAGTTGGGCAGAATACCTTTTTAAAGACGGATCTATGATAGGATTGAATGACAAGCTACTTAACAACTATGTTGAGTGGATTGCAAATCGTCGTATGAAAGCCATTGGAATTAAACCTCTCTATGATATCTCTGCCAAAAATAACCCACTACCATGGACAGAACATTGGATCTCGTCCAAAGGTCTTCAAGTTGCTCCGCAAGAAACAGAGGTTGAATCCTACGTTGTTGGCGGTATTAAACAAGATGTACAGAAAGACACGTTCGCAGGATTTAAACTGTAACAAAAGATACAAAAATAGTTGACTATATATGTCAATGGGTCTATAATGACCCAACGTTCATCCCTTTGGGACGGAAGTAAGCCGACTCGGAACGGATCGTTCATCTATGGAAGCACTCATTCTAACTTGCTTACAGGCACAGTTAATTGCTGGGAGAGTCCACATGCAGGACATTCCCAAACAAGCAAAGAATGAATTGATTTGGGAGTTAAAACAAATTGCTCCCAAAGAGTGCAAAGTAGACGCAAAAGCCGACTGAAGGAACGCTCTTTAACTTAAAAAACTAAGGAGAAAACCTAATGTCTAAAGTAGTATATCGCGGCGTTGAGTACGATACGCAAAAGCGTTTAGAGTATCAACAGCAAATGATGCAACAACCCCAACAATACAATGAAACCTATCGTGGTGTTAAGTTCGTAAAGGAGGGGCACAAATGAACTGGCTCAATATAATCCGTAATCAAATTCAAAAGCAAAGAAAACTCCAAGAAGCCCAATATCATATGGCAACTCTTGGGTAATTATTGGGGGCTATGCCCCCTTTTTTAATATATAAAATAGTTGAATATATTTGATGAAGCCACAATCTTGTAAAGCGAAAGGTAGAAATCTACAAAAATGGGTCAGAGAACAGCTTATAGAGCAATTAGATATACATCCAGAAGACATTGAATCACGTTCTATGGGTGCTGGTGGAGAAGACCTTATAATGGCAAGAGCAGCCAGGGAAAAATTTCCATTTAGTATTGAATGTAAAAACGTTGAAAAGCTTAATGTTTGGGAAGCATATGAGCAAGCTAAAGCAAATTGTGGTACATATGAACCAATAGTGGTAATGAAAAAGAATCATAAAAAACCTTTGGTAGTAATTGATGCCGAAAACTTTATTAAATTAATTGGAAGGATTGACAGATTGGAGTAGTCGTGATAGACTGACCGAGTTCACATAGAAGAAATGTCTCTTTCCAATACACAAGAAGCCAATCTTAAAAAGGTTGTGAAAGGTAGCATTCAATATGCTATCGATCAAATTTTTGATCTTTACGATTCTGGTAAAATCAAAGATGCTGAAGCTTTGGCTAGGGAATTTGATGTTTGGTTTCAAGAAGATTACGGTGACTACTACATTATGTGTATCACTGAGCAACAATAAATAAACCAATATCATTTTTATGTGACAATTAGAGCCTAGGAGATTGCCCCTTGAGAAAGGGGAAGTGCGCTTTCTCTATTAGGATGTAGAGTTCAATCAAAGTTAATGCAAAATTTCTTTACAGTAGCCCTGCCTCTTCTGGCAACGGTTACGACCAATGTGGCAACACTGCCGATATTTCCTCCTTTGACGGCTCCTCCAGCGCCGTTTTCTATTATTAAGGAGTTTGAAACACCGACAGCGACCAAAGAGGTTGCTCCCGTCAAGCCAAAAGAAAAAAGGCTAATTTGTAAAGGGTGTAATGAACATGAGAATGCAACCCTGGCATACTTCCAGGATCGTGGAATTAAAGACAGAAACGCCCTTGCTACCATCATGGGCAATATTAAGCAAGAATCTATGTTCGTGCCTAATATTTGTGAAGGTGGTAGTAGAGTCAGTTACCATTCCTGCTATGGTGGTTATGGTCTGATTCAATGGACATCTGCCAACAGATATTATGGATTGGGTGATTTTGCTA